GAACGGAATCATTTGCACAAAGCCTGTGATCTTGTCTCTTACATCGTCAACTGAGTTTGTGCGACTGGCGTTGATTTCTAATACATCATATTCTTCAATACCAAGTTCGTTAATAAGCACTTTGGCCATTGTGGTCTTGCCAATGCCTGCGCTTCCACTAAACAGTAGATGTGGAATGCTTTCGTCTTTTACCCACGTTTGGATTTGTTTTCTTTGTGCTTCGTCGCGGAACACATAGTCTTGTATCTTTTTCGGCCGGTAAGCCTCCACCCATAATGTTTTCATTCTTGTCTTTCCCATGTGTTGTTTGTGCCATGCACATATGAACCTACAAACTCGTATCTATCCCATCTATCTGGATCTATTAAACTAAGCAAATAGTCGTCTCCTGTCCAATAAAGATAATATGTTTCTCCTACTATAGGAATAAAGTTATAACGTGCATTATAACAAAGTTCAGTATCTTTTGCAAGTGCTAAAAGTTCATCGTATTCTTTCTTTATCTCTTCTAGCCTTTGATATAGATGATGATTAGCCAGCGGCACCCGTTCTTTAAACTTAGCTACATCAGGGACGGAGATAGCAGGTCCGCTGACATTGCTAGCATAAGGCAATGACATGGGATTGTCTGCTACTCTGTCTGGTTTTTTCATTTTCATCTAACATCTGATATAGTTTTGAAAACTTGTAAAATATTGTAAAGCAATATTATAACTTAACGTACACTAGTGATAAGACTCATTGTAGGGAGATAGATAAGATAATGTATAGTCTTTTTTTATAAAATTCACTATTAAGTGCTGCCTGTGTCAATATTTCTTTGTATTTTAATATTATGATCCTTAAACAGTTGACTTTCTTTCTGTCTAATATAATCATCTGGTATATCAATATCATCAAAGTTAAAATGATAACCCGTAAGAATATCTATCCAAGAAACATCGTTGAAAGCCCAAGCAACTGACGATCTTCTGTTTGTTTTGTTTGGCATAAATTTTTTGTAAATGTTTAATCTAGCTAACAAACGCGGATGTCTAGGCCTGTTTGTCTGATATTCCCAAAATTTTGAATCAGTTCTTTCAGAAAGCATGTAATGCACATCTATGAAATCTTGAACATCCTCAATAAAAGATCTCATTGATGTATTGTAACGTTGCGCAAGTTGTTTATCAAAATAGCGATTTTTTAACATTATTCCCAAAACCTCACTTGCCATTACAAACCAGCTTATACCTGTGGCTTCTAATGGTTCAATAAAACCTGCACTTAAACCTATGTTTACAACGTTTGATTTCCAGGGCTCAATAAGACTTTCTGAATCAAAACTAATTTTTCTAATGTCTTTTTCAGATACTGCATAATGCCAATATTTTAAAAACTTCTCAACCGCAATCTCTTCTGAGCAAAAATTTTCGTTATAAACACATCCTGATCCAATACGTGTTTCTAAAGGTATAGTCCAAATCCAGCCATATTCCCATGCATGTGCCTGTGTGTAGGGAAAATATTGTGTTGCCTCGTTTACATATGGTATGCGACCTACAATGGCTGCATTTACGTTTCCTTCATAGTTGTCTGTTTCTGTGTTGTTAATAGCATTAGACAAAATCCTACTAAAACCTGTACAATCGATATACAAATCTGCATCGATAGGGTTATTATCGGCATGAATACTTTTTATTTTTTTACCATCTGTGATCACCTGATAAACATCGCAGTCGACAATAAAGATTGAATCTTTTAAAAAATTTCTTAAATACTTTGCCATTTTATCAGAATCAATATGCAATGCATATGGTATAGATGTTGACGAGCAGTTATTTTCTACAATAAGGTGGTACGAAGGATGAACTGTTTTATAATAATCCTGTAATGGATAGTTGTGAGGATCTACCTTATTCATCTTGTGATAGTGGTGTGCTCTAGTATACATTTCTTCTCCAGATAAATCTGTAAAAGGATGCCAATAATCGGTGCCTACTTGATTCCAATCTCTATAGTAAATACCGTGTTTAATACCACTATCTACTTGTTGCGCAAAATCATCTATGTCTATTCCGCCATCAGACAACAAAGACAATAAGTCAGGCTGGGTGCTTTCTCCTACTCCTATATTTGAATATTCTTTTGGTATAACAATAGCAATAGGAATGTCAGGTAGTGCAGTCCTTAATGCAAGGGCAGTGATCCATCCTGCACTACCTCCACCGAAAATACAAATACTATTTAAAAAACCTGAAAAATTTTCTTGATGTTCATCGTTTTTGCAATATTTTTTCTTGCCATCTTGCACGAACTCAGTGACTCCAAGATTTTTAAAGCCAAGATTTTCTGCAATTACAGCCAAGTCAGAAATTTTGTTTTTATGCAGGTCATATTGATAGCTTGAAAGCAGACAACGACACACGACTCTATAATCAAGAGCGTATTTTTCCGGCATGTCTTTGTTGTTGTAACGCCAGCCACTTTTAAACCACTTGTCATTGCTTTTATAAGCACGAACGCAATCAAATCCTGTAAAGTCTTCAAAAGCCTGTAGAACCTGCTCTTTAACATATTTGTTGTAATTTTCAATGACCCAAACAATAATCGTTTTTATATTCCCCTCGTTAAAATCAAGATCAGCAAACCACTTTATTGAGTCCAACAGCTTTTCCTTTGTTTTATTAGTAAGTCTGCTGCTAATGGGCTGCAACGCGTCAAAAGCTTGGTGCCAGTATCGCTTTTTCAGAGCTTGAATATCGTCTTTTACAATTTGCAAAATTCTTTCTTTATCAAGTCCAAGTTGCTTTAAAAGCCGAAAATTAACATTTGCCAGTGATTTAAAAAGCTGCATAAGCTGATTAAGGTCTTCTCGGTAGTTTTCGCACAATAAAGCGGCCTTATCTGCTCTATTTTGCTGCATCGCCATTCTATCGGCTTCTTTTTGTTCAGCTTCTTTTATCTGCTCCTCGGATACCTCAAAATTGCCGATATTTTCCTCAATCCAAGCGTCAAACGGGTCTTTTCCTTTGTCTTTGTGCTTGTAGGGCGAAACTTTGATTAAATCAACTTTTGCCCTTGCTGCTCTGTCTGCACCAAGAAAATCAAAGCTGCCAAGATTTTCAAGCTCTCCCTTTTCTTCCATCATGTATTTTACGTTGATGTCATTTTGCCATCTTTCAGGAATCACAAAGTAAAAAACTTCTGCGCGGGCTTCTTTGAGTATTTTCTCAATCCACAATTTAAACTGAGAGTATGGCGGGTTGCAGAATACAACGTTGAAAAACTTACCAAGCAAAACCGTTTCAAATAAATCTCTACCAATTAGACCCACGCCATTTCTAACAAGGTTGTCGGCCTGTACGTCAGCTTTTTCAATGCCAAGCCTATTTTTTATGATCGTTCTGATTTTAGAATTACCCTTGATAAAGTTAAACACTCTGCCATCGCCACATCCAATATCAAGGAAAGAATCAATAAAAAATTCTTCACCTGTAAAGTCTTCTCGGCTGCCATAGCATCGATGCATGTTTTGACTGCTTCTATGGTAGCCGCTATGTCTATATTGTTCACAGCTTATTTCAAGCAAGTCACGATTAACTGCTTGTAAAATTTCAGGGGTTGTCGGGAACCATTCAAGGTCTTGGTCGGCTTCTTGTAACGCAAATAATGTCTGTTTTGTTTCGCTTTTCACTTTTCACCTCTGACTACCTGTACTAACCCTCTAAGTTCGCCAGAATCTAATATTTGTTTATATATTGACATATATTAACCTTTCGTTTATCATAAAATTAGGGCGCTAATGTCATGATTTTATCAGATGTTGCCGGAATTGTCAAGAAAGAATTAAAAAAATGATTGGAAATTATAATCCTGAGAAAATTAAACAATTGATGCTTAAATCAATTAAAAAGAGTGATTTTATTGAAAATTTAATCAAAGAACATCAGGGAAATGAAGAAGTTGTTTTAAACATCATTCAAGATACATTTGAAGAAATAGTAAAAGATTCTAGTCCTTTCAGATGGGAACCAGTAACACCAGAACAATTTTTATCAGACCCGTATTTTCTAGGCCCAGATCCAGTAACAGGAGAAGGTGTTGCTGCTACTTTGCATGAGCAATTGAAAAAAGAATTCTGCGAAATACATAGAAAGGATTCGCCTTATTCTGAAGTTATTTTAACTGGTGGTATTGGTTGGGGAAAATCTTTTTTCATGGAAATATCAATGATATGGCAGTTATATCTATTGTCTTGCCTTAAGTACCCACAGCGATTCTTTGGACTGGGTGCTAATACAAAAATAGCACTGATGATTATATCTATAACTGAAAAGCAAAGTAAAAAGAATATCTTTTCTGGTATTAAAGAAGCATTAAAAAAGATACCATATTTCATAGAAAACTTCCAATTTGATCCTAAGCGTGCAACTGAATCTATGATATTCCCTAATAATATCGAGATTATGAATGCGACGTCAGAACATTCATCAACGATTGGTTTAAACATTTATAGTGCGTGTCTCGATGAAGCTAACTTCTTTAAAAAGGTAGCCAATTCTAAAAGGGCACAAGAGGCTGGTGAAATATACGACGAGGCATTAGTTCTTTATCAATCAGTTCGACGTAGGCTAGACGCACGTTTCTTGCAGAACGGACATAAACCCGGAATCTTTTATATAGGTTCGTCTAAGGTATATCCAAATGATTTTACTGCAAATCAGATAGAAAAATCAAAAGAATTAGAAAGAGAAACAGGAATACAAACAGTTCATGTAATGGATTACAATTTATGGACTGTAAATAGAGAAAGATATTCCACCGAAGAATTTAAGGTAATGATTGGGAGTATTAATAGTAGGAGTAGAATTATAGATGAATTTGACAATCAGCCTATTGTTGGTGAAGTTATTCACGTCCCTATGGATTTTTATGATAAATTTCGTAAAGACCTTGATAACGCAATCCGTGATATTGCTGGCGTGGCTATTTACACAGTGCAGCCCTTTATTGGTAATAAAGAGTACATTGGAAATGCCTTTTTACATGGAGAACAAATCGGATTAACCAGAATATTTTCTGTAGATGAGGCAACATTATCCCCAAAGCCACAATTCTTACAACAAGAATATATTTTACCACATAAGATAAGAAAGCCAGACGCAGTTAGATATGTTGGTATAGATATTGGTGTCAAGAAGGATAAGTTCGGCTTTGCGCTTGGTTACATAGATGGACATGCTCGGGCAAAGAAAGAATTCTTTAATGCAGAAAAACAAACATTTGATGTATACGAAGAAAAAATGCCAAAAATTGTAATAGAAATGTTACTGACGATAAAGAAAGAAGAAGAATTTGGCGAAGTAGAATTAGCAAGAGTTCGTAATTTGATATTGCAATTAATAAAATTTGGGTATAAAATAAGACAGGTATCAATGGATGGATATCAGTCTACAGATATGTTTCAGATATTGAAACGATATGGCATAGAAGGCACATACATATCAATGGATAAAACAACTGAGCCATATGAAACATATCGTTCTGCGTTATATGAAGAAAGAATCTGCTCAATTTACAATCAATTGCTTGAATTGGAGCTAAATGAGTTAGAACGGGATTACATCAGAAATAAAATTGATCATAATCCACGGGGTTGTTTTTTAGGAGATACAAAGATTAAGCTATTGAATGGTACAAATGTACCAATTTCAGAGTTGGTAGGTTTGGAAAATGTAGAACTATATGGCTGTTTTGAAAATGGACTTATTGTTCCTACAAAAGCAAAACGAATATTTGAAACTAAAAAAATAAAACAATATTTGGAAATACAGATAGATAATGGTGAGATAATTAAATGCACCGACGACCATCGGTTTATGATGAGAGATGGTAGTTACAAAGAAGCAAAAGATTTATTAACTCGTGATTCTCTTATGTCGTTGGATTGTTGTTGTAAAATAGTTTCTATTAAAAAAATATTGCTTTCTGAAGAAGTTCCAGTATATGATATAGAAGTGCCTCTTACTAGTAATTTTGCGCTATCTGCTGGCATTTTTGTACATAATTCAAAAGATTTATCAGACGCAGCTGGCCAAATTGTTTATAATATGCACATAAATCCAATATACAATGATATGCCATTACTTCCTGTGTCTGTTGGAACAGATACCAGTAATTTACAAACATATCAGGAAATTATAGAAAATTTTGAAAAATGGGCGAGGGATTAAGTTATGTTTAGTCGATTGAAAAGATGGTTTCTTGGTGACGAAGTAACAAGAATAGTAAACGAAACAAAAACTTCTGTATTAGAAGCTGTTGGTAATATGGCACCACCTAAATCATTATTAGATGATGATTTAGACAACTCAAATACATATAGATCATGGCGTTCATTTATTGATAAAAATATGGAATTAAACGCCAGTGATAAAATCTGTTATCTTGATTATGATAATATGGACGTAGAAGTTCCAGAGCTATCACAGTCACTTGATGTTAATTCCGAATTTATTACATACCCAGCCGAAACAGACAAAACAGAAATTTTCACAGTTAAACATAAATCAACCAGAGTTCAAAAGCAAATAGATTCATTGTTAAAGCGAATAGACTTTAAACAAGTCCTGTTTCCAATCACTAGAAATGCTATAAAATACGGCGATAACTTTGAAGAAATTTTAACAAACCCAGAACAAACAAAGGTAATGGGATTAAGAAACATTCCTATTGAGAGTGTCGTTCCTAATGTTAAAAACGGCATTGTTAAAGACAACTCAGCATATCTGCAAGTATCAGAAACCGGCGAAAAACTAGCAACATTTAAACGCGGAGAAGTTTTTCATCTTTCACTTTGTATAGATCGTGAAAGATGGACTAAGTATAGAAAAGGATTGTCTATTTTACATTATTCTAGATTATCATACAGACAATTAAGATTGATGGAAGAAGGATTAATGATATCCAGACTTTCCAGAGCCAATCAGAACTATGCTATGATGATAGATGTTGGTAATTTAGAAGGCGATGATGCTCTTAACTTTATCAAGAAGTATAAACAGCAACTATTACGAAGAAAGTATATCGACCCTAAGTCTGGTAAATGGTCATGGGAATACAATCCATTATCAGTAATAGAGGATATTGTTATACCAACTAGACAAGGTTCTGGTGCCAATGTAGTCGCGTTGAATAATTCAAACAACACTGGTAAAAATATAGAAGATATTGAATACCACCAGAATAAGATGATTTATTCTACACACACACCAAAGATTCTTATTGGTAAAGAAACCGATGTCAATTCAAAATCTACATCAGATGTTCAAATGACTACATTTTTGCGCAAAATAAGAAGATTCCAGATGTTATTTGAACCACAAATTAAACAGTTTATTGTTGATTGCCTGGCGATTGAAAACACTATAACAAACAGCGATGAGTTTACAATAGAATGGCCTATAAGTAACTTTATTGATGAAGAACGCAGATGGAAAATTGAAAAACTTAAACTTGATGTAGCATCAATTCTGGCAGAAATGGCGCTGGTTGATGACCTGTATATCTACACCAAGATTATGGGAATGACAGACAATGAAGCAAAAGAACTGATGGATAGGTTAGACGCAGAAGAAGAAAACTATAAAGATGAACTAGACGCTATGTTAGGTGATGCTGAAGATCAAAGCGATATGAGTGCCAGCGAGTTTGAAGATCAGCCATTGGATGGCGATGATAAAGAAGAAGAAGATGAAAACGATGAACCAACAAAAGAAGATGTCATATCAGCGTTACAGACTAAGCTTGGTGAAAAGAAGTTTAAAGAATGGCAAAAAATCCAAAGAATTCTTGACAAGCATCCAGAAGTAAAACAGACGGTTCGTGAGTTAATAATACTGACACAGGCCAAATTGTTTCAATGAAATTAAATATCGAAGCAAAGTTTTCTAAGTCGTTATTAAAGCGCAATAACGCCGTGGGGATAACTCACGGCGTATCGCAGTCTGATCGTAAAGATGCAGTTAAGCACTTCATGATTACAAAAGCTAAATACAAACAAGAACTGTTTAAACATATGGAATTATTGTTAGGCGGAAAGTTAACCAAAGAACAGTATGAAGTTTTACAAAAAACGACCATATCTAAACATTTTACTAATAGTTACTTGCTTGGTAAAAAATTTAATCAGAGAACAGAAACAACATTAAGTGATTCTGAGCGCAGGTTTATTGTCTACCAGACTACAGAAGAAATGAAATATATGAGTAAATTTGCCGATGATATGATTAATATGTCGGGCAAAATGCCATATAAACGAAGAATGAACATGTATGCTGGTGGCTTAGACCCATTATTTAAGTTGGGAGATATTGCATATTTACCAGAAGATATGCAGATAGAATGGATATTAGGAATAACAGACAAACACTGTATTGATTGTTTGATGTTTGCAAAAAATAGTCCATATACAAAGAAAACACTACCTGGTATACCTAGAAGTTGTAATAGCAGATGTCTTAACAACTGTAAGTGCAAACTTCAGTATTATACATCTTATGTAAATACAGCATATACAAACTTTATAATTGATAATTACACATCAGCTAGAGAAATAATACCATCTGAAAATGATTATAATTATATTAAAAATCAAGTAGATAGCTATTATAACAATCGTTTAAAATACGAAATGACGAAACTTGATAAATACTTTGATATAGCAAAAGAAAATAAAAAGAATGTAAGCAACTATATCAATGGAAGAAATTTAGCTGTATCTGTTATAATGTATAATGCTACTCAGATTGGTGAAGTTAAAAAGTTTAAAAAATCAGATGAATTTGATTACATAGAAAATACAACCAACATTACGCCTAATGATATTGTTAGTGTGTTTGTTGGTGGAAAACAAGTTTATGGAAAGGTGAAAGCAATAGATGGAAATTTGTTATCTGTTGAAACACTATTTGATAGTGCGATGCAGGTAGATGTTTCTATCCATGTTGTTTTTAAAGAATCAAAATGATAACAAAACAACAACTATTGGAGTATACAAAAGGCCAAAAGATATTAGGCTCTAGCTATTTGCAGAGACTTGGAACACCCGGAAACTACATATACATCTATCCATCAAAGAAAACTCAGAAGATTGGCCGTAGATATAGACAGACATATACTAGGTTTATTAAAAAGCATAGAAGGTTTTTAAAAAAGATTTCTACTAGATATGAAGCAAGTAGCATGAATATTAAACCTAGAAACTGGTATACATCTATGGTTAAAATGAACACAAGAAATGGTGGAACATTGCAACTGCGATTAGACCTTAGTAAACACAGGATTAAATCTTATCGTTCTGTTAACATGGGTTCTGGTGGTGTTTCTTCTCAACTTGCAAAGAGTAAAAGAGCTGGTGTGTTGAGGTATAGATGATGTTAAATTTAGAAGATACGTTAAAAGCATACGGATTAACAAAAGATCAAATTTCAAAGTATATTGTTATTTACAATAATGCTATTAAAAAAAATATACCATACCCACACTATTACACAATGACCAAATTATTTATTTGACAATCCCATTACTGTATGTTTAGAATAATAGGTGAACGCAAATGAGGTATTTCTATGAGAAAAAATGAAATTTTAGAAGTGCAATGGTTTACAGAATCTAAATATAACATCGTTGAAGAAAACGGTGTAAAAAAGTATTTAGTAAGTGCGCCATTCACAAGAGTTGACTATCCGAATGGAAATAACCGTGTTTACCCGCGTAAAACTATGCAGGATGCAATTAACAAGCTTAGGCCTCGTGTTATTAATAAGGAAATAACAATGATGGTCGATCATCCAGATTGGCAATCATCTCTTAGAAATACAGGCGCATTGCTTGTAGATATATCAGATGTTGATGAAAATGGGCTTGCTTGGTATACTGCACAAATCGCTGATACAGCCGCAGGTAAAGACCTAAAGGCATTAGTTGACTTGGGTGCAAAACTTGGTGTTTCTACTCGTGGTTATGGTGCATGTGCATATGACCAAGAATTACCTGGGTTCCCGGGAAAATTTGATGTAATTCAGGATGGGTTTGAACTGGAAACGATTGATTTTGTGGATGACCCGTCTGTGAAAGACACAAAAACTTATGTTCAATACGAATCTAAATCAAGGAGTAAAAGCATGAAAACAGTTGAAGAACTGAAAGCGGCTTTTCCTGAACTTATGGAACAGTTTAAGCAGAGCGTAGTTGCAGAATTAAAGTCTGAAACTGAAACTAAAGTAGAGGAAGCAAAAGCATCTGTTAAGTCAGAACTGGGGCCCGTTATTAAGAATCTTGCAGAATCTCTTAAAACAGTATGTCCTGATCTTTTCACTGTAATTCCAGAAGTTAAAATTCAGGAAGAAAAAGAAAAAGAATTGCAATCTGTTAAAAAAGAACTCGAAGATACTAAAAAAGCATTGGAAGAATCAAATCTTGCTATCAAAGAATCTGAAAAGCAAGTTATTTCAGAAGCCAAAGATGCAGCAATTGAATCACTTAAAGCAAAACACGAAGAATTCTTCAAGCTTGAAGTATTTGCAAATATCTTTGAACATTGTGAAACCAAAGAAGATGTTGAATCTGTATTCAACAAGCAGTTTGAAGTTTACAGTGCCCTTAAAGAATCTATGAATAGTGTTAAAGAACCTAAAAGCCAACTTCCTGATGCTCAGACAGAAGCAGTTGCAGTTCTTGAAAACGGTTTAACCGAAGCACAAAATTCAGATTTTGAGCGCAAAAACAAACAACGCACGTCTAATGGCCTTGAGCCGCTTACCATTGATAGCTATAAAAGCATCAACGGGATATAATCAAATTTTAATAGGAGAGTATTGGTATGCAACAAAAATTATCTTTTCTCGAAAGAAATGAAGCTTACCACAAGCGGTTTGGGCATCTGACCGAAGGTGTTAAATCGCAATTAACTGGTAAGGGATTAGATCAAGTTAACCAGAACAAACTGGAACTCTTGATGCAGAACCTTATGGAAATGCGCTGTCTTGAGCATGGTGTTGATGTTGAAACCATTAACATTGCAGAACTGCATGAACAGACTGCAAATAGTGGAATCGCATACGTTGTTAAAACAGAACTGGCTATGATTGATAAGATTTTCCCAAATCTTCTGATGAATGAAATCGCTTCAATCCAGCCTCTTGATGAGCCCGTTGGTAACATATTTTACACAGACGTACAGCGGGATGATGGTACTTCTGTGTCTTCCGCCATTCACGCGAATCGTGATTACGCCGATAACGTAGAATACAATCCTTCTAGCCCACAAGCTATTAAAGAATTGAATTTCGTTATCACGTCTGATACTATCACAACCACTGAGAAAAAACTGAAGGCGTCAATTACTATTGAAGTACAGCAGGATTTACTCAGACGACATGGCAAAAATGCAGAATCTATCATGACAGCAAACCTTGCTTCTGAAACCGTTCGTGAGTGGGATAGAATGGGCATTCAGGCAATGTATGATGGCGCTACTGGTGGCGCTGCTACATTCAGCAAAGTTGAACCTTCTGGTCTTGGATATGAAGATAGAAAATACTGGATGGAAACTCTGTACGAAAAAATGATTGATGTTGATAATGCAATCTTTAAGAAAAGATTCCGCAGAACCAATTTCATCATTTGTGGGGCCGATGAAGCTGCTTTCATTGAAAAAATGCAAGGGTTTAAAGCTGTTGATGGTGATACCAGCATTCAGATGATTGCAACTGGTGGTCGTTATTTCATGGGTACTCTGAAAAACCGCTGGCGTGTTTTCGTTGATCCGCTGGAATCTGCTGGTAAAATTCTGATGGGTTACAACAATCCTTCAAGATGGGAAGAAACCAGTTTTGTATTTGCACCTTACATTCTGGCATATCTTTCTCCGTGGTTCGTTAACCCGGATACCCTTAGACAGACTCGTGCCATTCTTTCAAGAGCTGGTATGAAAGTAGTCGTTGGTGACTTACTTGGTGTTGTTACAGTAAGTTCTTCTTAATCGTAGGATAAAATAGAGGGTGGGTATTCTTGCCCTCTATTTTATTGTAACAAATGTCAGAAGAATATGTAAAAATAAAATACACAGATTGTTATGAAAAAATGTTAATTGTAATTGATAGATTTAATTTTACGAAAGAGTTTATTAGAAATGAATGGGCTTGGGTGCCGAAGCGAGTAGCAGTTAAATTACTTAAAAACAATTACTTCATAACAGAACAAGATATTCTTTTTAAGCCAGATATATTTAAACAATCTAATTTAAAAATAGGGCTAAAAAGATTTGGCGCATATGGTGATTTATTGCAATTGATTCCAGTTGTCAACTATTTAAAGAGGACAACTAACAACAAATATTATTTGTTGACAAATAATTGCTACGTTCATGATTTTAAATCGTTTAATGTTTTTGTAGATGTGTTAAAATCTAATACACCTAGAGGAAAATTTGATAAGATTATTTATCTGGATGGTGTGTTAGAAAAAGATCATAGCATTAGCAATCACGAAAGATTTTTGCATAGAATTCATATTCTTGAGGAATTTTTACAGATAAATGTGGATTACTATGATTTTTCTGTCAGTATTAGTTCTGTTGATAGAAATTATACAAAAGAGGTATTAACTAATGCTATCTTACAACAAAAGTAAAATAACTCAATTAATTTATTCCAATAAGGATGCATATCCAATAGCCATTCATCCCAATATGATAGTTGATTTGTCTGCATACAAAGACATAGATCATAGTTCATTCGCAGAATTTAACATGAATTGTATTGTTGGGGCAGATAATTTAACAATACATAGAGATTACGCACTTGGAGATTTAATACAAATAGTTCCTGTGTGTAGAATGTTAAAGAAAAAACTAGGAATAAAAAATGTCAAAGTTATCACAAGTGATAGATTTGCAAAAGAATTATCCTATATTTACAACGACATTCGTTTTTTTACAAAAGAATGGCTAAATGGTGATATTTCTCAACTTAATTTTGGATTTATATTATCAACAAATGGTATCCTTGAGAGAGATCACTCGATTGAAAATAAAGAAAACGCACAACATCGTGTTTTTATCTACTTGGATTTTTTCAATTTAAAAAATATACAACCAACCGAATTAGATTGGTCTTGTGTATGGAAGGGTGGTGTTATTGTGCCAGATTTTAAGAAAGACAAACCTTTAATTGGACTACAAATTCGTGGTTCTGGTTGCATGAAAACTCTACCAATCGAAATGATACATAAAATCGCCGAAGAATTATCAAAGGATTATTATGTCATTCTGATAGATCAAGACAAGGACAAAGGATTTGAAGGCAAAAATATAATAAATTTGTGTGGTAAGTTAAAAAGTCCACAAGTTATAGCACTGTTAGAAAAACTTGATTTGTGTATTACAATGGACAGTGGTGTACTTTGGATGTGCCATAGTGCAAACTGCCCTACATTAACGTTCTTGGCATCAACTAGGGAATCAGAGCGCATAACCCTACATCCACAATACCCTAAAAAAGCAAAAGCAATTGACTTGACAAAATATATAGGATGTGAACCTTGCTTTGAAACCAGAGTAAGATGTGGCGGTAAGATTCGTTGCATGACAGAAGTGAATTATGATATGATAAGAAATGAATTATTTGAAAAAGTAAAATCTATATTAGGAGTTTAATTATGCCTAGAGGTCGTAAAAAGAAACAATTATTGGAAGAACCAATAGAAACCAAAGAAAATTTAACAGATATTGGTGATTTAGAAGCAGGCACCGAACTCAATGATATTGAGTTGGATATGGAAGATTGTGTTGTAGAAGAAGCAATTGTTCCAGAAGAAGAACAGACGGAAGAAATTAAAGAAGAAGAACCTGTTAATACACAAGAGAGTGCTGTTGAGGTTGAATCTATTGCAATTGATGAAGATAAGCCAGCCATAGATGAATCATTGTTTGAAATGTATCAAAAGCACTTCAATGAAGATTACTTTAATAGCTTAAAAGAAAAAGGCTGTGATTATCAGGCATATGGTAAGTGGCAACAGGCATATGCTTCTATGTTTACAAGAACATTTGGCTTGAGAAATAAGACGCTCTTAGATGTAGGTGCAGCATATGGTGCTATTGCATTTGGGTTTAAAATGAATGGTGTTATGGCTGTTGCTGTAGACGTTGCCAAATGCTTGTCTGGTAAAACATTCAGAGGTGTAAGATTTATCAATGAATCAGCACACAATATGAAATCAGTTGACAATAAAACTATTGACTTTGTTCATGGTTCATATGTGTTAAATCATTTATCACCAGAGCTGCTTAAACCAGCCTTTGTAGAATTTAAACGGGTGTTAAAAGATGGTGGCAAAGTGTTAGTGATCTTTAACGCTGGTGATGATTCTGCCAACGCAGATATGGCGTATTTTAAACACAGTAATGAAACAGTTATTAAAGCTGCTGCTGATGCTGGTTTAAAGGTGGCTGATTATTCCGAACAATTGAAGCACTGGGGCTACCAGCCCTTAAAAACAAATAGGGGTGGTTTTTATGACACTGGAAGAATTCAAACAACTATTATCTGATCTTTACAATATGGATAGTATCAACACACCACAACTTGATGCTATCATCTCTCGTTCTACACGAAAAATATCTGAATTCTATCCATATTTAGAAACATCTTCTATTACAACTGTTATCAACCAGACTAGATACAGTGTATCCCATGCCGACTTAATCAAAATAGAGAACGTATATTACAATTCGCCAAGTAATGTAAATCCTTTTGGGGATGCTGATATCCCAGACGTTGCTAGGCGGGGTGGATTCAGCTTATCACAACAAATTACTGATATATACGAACATGAAACACAGCGACGAATTAAGCCAGTTGATGCTAGAATTGTTAGTAATGATACATTTGATTTAATTCCAACGCCTACAACATCTGAAACAATTTACTACGAATATGCAAGATATAGAACTATAGATGAAATACCACGCATATTTGAAGATGAGTTTATATCACTTGTAATCTATTATAAGAACGACCCAAGCTATCAATCAAATCGCGCTGCAAATAATGGCAATGTGTTTAATTTCGATAGACGTGGTAATACCACTGAGTCATCATTCACCCCACAAGATGCATATAGCTTACGCAAAGATGAACTTGATGCAATTTGTCGAGATATTAAAAAGAAGGTGAATAAACTTGGCTAAGAAATTTGATTTCATTAACATGTCTGTAGATGGGTTAAACGGTGTGTTTGACTATCTATTAAGTTATTCAAAGCAATTTCAGAAAAAAGCAATAAATATACTTCGTGGTGTCAATTCAACGAATATTAATAGAAAATTAAAATCTACAATGCGTAAAATCATGGATAATAGCACACATCCATATGAAATAGATAAATCTAAACCAATGAATAAGTACATGATGTCTGCTTATTCTGTTAGAAGAACTACAAACACATCAACTGAACATGTTTACAGATTATTTAATAAATTTACAGATGGCAAATTTGGTAAACATGTAATAAGAATGAAGTCACTGAATAAAGGTTCTGCTAGTAGACGTGTTTGGAAGTTTACATCAAAAGCAATGTTTAATATCTTTGAACATGGTCGCAAAGAGTATCAAATTCCGGGCGATAAGAAGAAATCAAAAAAGTTACTAGTATGGACTGGTAAATATGGAAGAGTAAAATGGAACTGGGGCATTAAAGGGAAATTAACAATCCCGCCATTTGGTGGCTATAAGTCTTCAGAACACATTGAAAAAGAAGTTAGTTTTTGGTTTGAACGGATACAAGAAAAGTTCTTAAATTTGAAATAAGTGTGGGAATAAAACTATGTCAAGAAAAGAAAACATATTGAATCGGGTTGAAGAAGTATTAAGAAATATTCAAACCACAAATACATATGATGGTATTAATTTCTTTAATAATGATGTGGGTTATGTTGATAGACAATATATCAATATAACAGAAGATGATATTTTACATAAGCCAAATAACTGGATTATATTAAATAATGAAGGCGAGGACTTTGAAGCATTACCTGGTGGAAATTTTGAAAATAAAATTAAGATACAAATTGTATGCTTTACAAAAGCCAATGAAAATACTCCAAACTTAGATTCTATAATGAATAGCTTGCAACGTGATATTTTTCTTGCTATGATCAAAGATGAAACATTGGGTAAATTATGCGACTACGTTTTGCCAATCCTTATTGAAACTGTAGATGAAATGATTTATCCTTACGGTGGGTTTGTTTTCTCAATGATTATCGTATATGCGTTCAATAAGAGTAACATCTAAGGAGTAAATTTATGCGAGCAACTGGTTCAAAAAGTGCTGTTGTTTTTACGCAAGAGGCTGCTTGGGGTACATTAGATCCTACCCCGGCTGCGATTCATGGCATAAATCACCGTTCAATTAATCTGGGTGGTTCTAAAAATACATTCCAATCCGAAACCATCAATAGACAGAGAGCTATTGTAGGTCTTGCCGATGGAAATAAAGCTGTACAAGGTAGTATTGTTACTGATCTTTTACCAGAAGGTCTTGAAATTCTTATCAGACATCTTCTTGGTAAAGGAACTGTAACTACTACTGGTTCTGGCCCTTATACTCACGTTCTTAAAGGTTCTGCTGACACCCTAGAAGGCATTTCAATCCAAAAGAGTTTCATTAATATTGATAAGCATTTCTTGTATCCGGGTTGCCGTGTTAACAGCATGGTTATTGATATAGTACAGGAAGGGTTTCACAGTGTAACTTGGGATTTGATTGGTAAAACAGAATTACATCATGATACAGAACAGATTGATATTGATACCGCTGTATATCCAAGTAAAAATGGATTTACTGGCTATCAAGTAACAATAGAAACTGATCATAGTGGTGGATGGGTTGCCCTTGGTAATTGTGTTTCTGGGTCTATCAACATTGCTAACAATATTGAAACGGATGGTTATGTTCTTGGTGACGATGAACGTGCATCTGCTGAATACGGCGTTAGAAACTGCTCTGGTGCATTTGCTATGTTCTTTGAAGATACAGAACTTTATGCTCTGTATACTGCTGGTACAGAATGTGGACTGAGATATGTTTTTGACAATGGAACAGACTCTATTACAATTGAATTTCCTAAAGTTAAGCTTGGTGGTGAAAGTCCAGCTATTGATGCACCTACTGGAATTAACCTGAACTTCACATTTCAAGCTAGATATGATACAACTAGCACAACGGATGTGACCGTTACAATCGTCAATAGTTCTGCTTCTATCGAACTTCAGGAAGACGAATAAAAGCTTTAAATATCTGTTGATTTTTAAAATTAGTTGTGGTACAATACGAAGAGTGTTGTACCACAATTTTTATTTAGGAGCATATATTATGGGTCTTAAAGATATTATCAAAACGAATCGTGTTTCAGAAGTAGCATTTGATGATAAATTTGGTGTATTTTTTCAGTTGGAATTTTTGCACAAATCAGAACTTCAGAAAATCACGGCTCTTTACACAAAGAAAACAGTAAATCCTCATACAAGACAGATGGACGATGAACTTGATTTTGAAAAAATGAAAAAGGTTATCTTTGAACGCTGTGTAAAAGGCTGGAAAGGCATGACTTATCGTTGGCTTGCCACCAGAATTCCTATTGATCTTTCCGCTGTTAATCCTGATGATGAATTCCAGTTCTCACAGGAAAACCTGTCAGAGCTTGTAGAAGCAATGTATGGACTTGATAGTTGGATTTTTGACTCTGTTAAAGATGCTGCTAATTTTCAAGACGAAATTGAAAAGGCCGAAGTAAAAAACTAATTGAGTTTGCAGAGTGGTTATTTACACCGGGTCGAGGTTCATGCAAAGACTGTGAAGAACATTACAAGTTTAAGCATAAAAAAGACCCGTGTAAAAACCCCTTACCAGAGCCACCCTGCATATACTCATACGAATGTCCATTTGGTAAGCCTGCGCTAAGTGTTAGAAACAGTTATATCTTTGAACTATATCAAAAATGTGCTCATCAACAAATAGTTGCTGGGATGGGTCAGCCAATCGGTATATTATTTCAGTCCATATTGGCACTTTTCGATATTTATGGTATCATTGATATAGATGAACGTAGAGAAATATTTGAAAAAATACAAATAGTTGATCATATTCGTCTTAAATCGGCATCTAGTGAATTAGTAAATAAACGAACAAATAAAACTAATAAATAGAGGTACACTAAAATGTGTACCTCTATCTTATGCTTTTAGGAGCTTATAAAATGGCTGAAAAGAAAGTAACAGAATTTTATCTCAAGTTAAAACTTGACGCTGCTTCGTTTAAATCAGTTGACAATGAACTGAAAAAACTAGCAAAGTCGTTTAAATCTCTTGAAGGCAAGATTGAAGAATCTAGTAAAGGAATTCAATCTAAGATTAGAATGGCATTTTTTGGTAAGGTTGGTTCTAAAACTACAATCAGTTCTTTTTTTAGAGCTGAATTTAAAAATATGGCAACTACAATAGGCAAAGAATTTAACTCGGCAATGACTACAGTTGCAGCTCAAGTTCAGAAAACGAATGATGCTGAATTTGGTAAAATAATCAATACAATGATTAACCATATTCAATCATTGGAAAAACAAACAATCACACAGACAGAAAAAACAAAAAAATCTGTAGCTAAATCCGCCGCTAATATGGCTGCTCCATTTGGAGCTAATTATTTATCAGCAAAGGATTATAGGTCTGTAAGTGGCAACAAAGCATTTCGCCAACAACCAAATTTAAAAGGACTTCAATTATTAACACCAGAACAAATTAAAGTTAATAACATGGCTCTTGAGCAAGAAAAGTATATTGCAAAAGAGATGATGAAAATACAAAAGCAACAATCGGCATACTGGAAATCAGCATTTAATGAAAGTGTAAAATCAATAACTGCTGGTAAAAGCAAAGTATTAACTTCTATGGCCGATTATTACAAAAAGTTAGAAAAAGAATCATTCAAAAATAAAACACGTCTTGATAAGCAACAATCAGCACACTGGAAATCAGCATTTAATGAAAGTGTAAAATCAATAACTGCTGGTAAAAGCAAAGTATTAACTTCTATGGCTGATTATTACAAAAAGTTAGAAAAAGAATCATTCAAAAATGAACAAAAGTTAATAGCGGCTTCGGGTGGTGGTAACGTACCAATAAAGCCATTTGCAAGAATTGGCCAGGAATTTAAAGACTTTATAACTGACGATGGTAATAAAATATCTAAATTATTTGGTGGCTTGAAAAAATCATTTAATGCGCTTTACTCTATTGGTGATAGGTTATTGGGGTTATTTAAAACATTATTAAAAACTGTAGGATTGTTTGGTGTTGCTGGTGTTGGTGCTATGGTTGGTCTTGGTATGGCAATGAAAACATTTTCATCAGGTATCGTATTCGCTACTGATAAGATGCGTGGATTTGAAATAGGTCTGCTTGGTATGATGAAAACAATGCCCGCAGTAAATAGACTAATGGAGGCTTCTTTCGAAGTTGCTGAAAAATTACCTATATCATTTGAACAGGTATATCAATCAACAAAAGCATTTGCACTGGTTGGGCCATTAAGAACTATGTTACAGGATTCAACTAAAGTTCATGAAACTTTAAAAGATACATATCAAGTAACAATGGCATTATCGCAGATTGAACCAGAGTGGGGTATTGCTGGTGCTCAGTTCTCTTTACGTGAAGCATTGTCTGGTGATTTACGGTCATTGCAAAGACGCTTTGAAATACCTGTTAATCTTATTTTTGATGAGCATGGTAGATCAATTCGTGATATGAAGAATGACCCAGAGGCCATGCTTAAAACGCTTGCTAATTATCTTGGCGATTTCTACGACGAAGAATCATTAGAAAGAGCATCAAGGCAGTTCTCTGTGCAATTAAGCAAACTCGAGGGCGAATGGTTTAAATTCCAACAGGCGATTGGTCAATCTGGCTTTTATGATAAAGTTGTTGATAAACTCATTGGAATCAGAAAACAAATTGAATCGTTTACAGCGACATCAACTTTTACTGATTTAGCGAAATCTATATCTAATTCATTAAGTTCTATGTTTGAAAGTACGCAAAACATACTCAAGGGCGGCGCTAGTGCTGTACTTGGCTTGCTTGGTATCAAAAGCGAAGATGATGAAATAAACAACATTAAGAAATTCTTTGAAATCATTTCTGGTACTTTAAGAGGCTTAGAAAAAACTCTAATGAGCGACCAACTTAAGGTGTTTATTAAATCTATATACGAAGAAAGTAAAAAAACACTTAATTTCGTTGTTAAGGAAGTTACAACTTTGTTTGATGGTGTTAAATCAGACCTTAAATTGGTTAGTGGCATTTTAGATAATAATTTAATGCCAATTATAAACAATTTATTAGGATTGGCTTCTTCTGATAATATTAAACGTGGATTGTTTTATGGGTTTCTGTTTGGGCCAGGTAATATATTAGCTGCTCTTGGTGGATTCATGTCTTCATTAGCTGCAAGTATATCGTTATTGAATATGCTTGGTGTTGCTGGTACTGCTGGATTTGGTGCAATATTATTAACAATTGCCACTGCTACTGCTTCTGTCAAGGCTCTTACTGATACTTTTAAAATAGCCTTTACATCAATAGATAATGAATTAGAAGGTACTATGTTTTATGAGATGTGGGCTTGGATAACTGGCAAAGAAACAGCCAGAACAATAAAAGCGAAGTTTGAAACATCTATGGATATATTTGGTGATATAAAATCAGCACTTGGTGTTCAAAAATTCTTTCATACATTGTCTAGTGGTTCTGGTTATAAGCCATCAGAATTAAAAAATATGTATGAAAAAAATCCAGCAAATTTTTACAAAACAATTGCAAGTGACAAT